CCTGCGCGGCGATGTTCTGCATCGCGCGGTCGACCTGGTGCGGCGAGCCGCGCAGCGACTCGATGTGCAGCACGACGAACCGCCCCGAGCGCGTGACGCCCATCTTGACCCCGCGCGTCCAGTCCGGGTCGGGCGAGGCCGGCGTCACCTGAGTGGCTGCCTTGTCCCACGCTCGCACCACCGCCACGAAGTCGGTCGGCGCGGCCTCGATGACGCGGAACCAACTGCGCTGAAAGTACAGCCCAGCGGCGGGGCGGATGAGCCAGCTGCCCCCGCGGCCGCTGCCAAGCAGGCGCTCGCGCTCGACCCGCGGCAGGGCCAGCAGCCGCGCGGGATAGTCGGGATCTTTCTCGAGCAAGATCTTGTTGTCAGCGAGCAGCCCCAGGATGAACGTGAAGCTGATCGGCGGATGGCGCAGATGCGGGAAGCGCGCGCGCAGCTCCTCGGCAGAGTCGCCCCATACGAGGTCATCGTCGACGCGGTAGAAGTACCGAATCACCCCCGAGCGCTCGGGCCGAATGAACTCGCCGCGCTCGTCGAGGTACCACGCGATCATCGCCTTGACCCACGTGTCGGCCGTCGGGTTCATCGTCGCTCGCACGTACGGCGCGACACCGCTCGTGCTGCGGTTGCGGCTGAACAGGTACCAGAACTGCGACTCGAGAAAGTGCGGCAGCTCGTCGAAGTTGATCAAGCCGTAGCCCTTGCCCTGGTGCTTGAGCTTGTCGGTGTCGTACTGCAGATGATCGAGATGCACCTTGGCGCCGCTCGGGAAGGTGGCCGATGGGTTCGGCGTCTCGCGCAGCACTGCACCCAGCGCCGGGTACCACTCCTGCATCAGCTCCCACAGCGACTGCGGCCCGCGCAGCTGGTTGCTCGTCCGACGAAAGCAGACTGCAGAGAACCCCTTGACGTCGTAGTTACGCAGGCACTCGAGCGCGAGCCCGCTGGTTTTGCCCGAGCCGGCCTCGCCGCCGTAGAACACCATGTCTGCGCGGCTCGCCAGGAACCGCTCTTGCGATCCGTTCTGCGGCCGGACCTCGAGCCCGGTGGATCTATTTGCTCGGCCGTCGCCCATTGTCCGGCAGGTAGAACTGCACGTCTGACTTGTTGCCAGAGCCGTCAGCCTGCACGTCGTCGCGGCTGCGAGGGCCGTACACGTCAGGCCGCCGCCGCTCCAGCCACCACGCGCCGGCCCGCCAGTCGTCCTTGGCGCGGTTGATCACGTTGAGGGTGAGCCTGGTCTCGGCCGCCGCGAGCGCACGCTCGAGCTGGGCCGCGAAGTGCACCATCGCCTTGCTCGTGCCGGCCCGCCCCGCGTCGCGCCAGTTGTAGATAGTCTTGCGGCTCACGCCCTCGGACTCGGCCGCTGCCTCGATGGTGACCCCGTATTCGATCAGCTTGCAGATGGCATCGCCGGCCTTGACCGTGTATTTGCTGCGCGCGGGCATGGCTCTAGCTTGCCCCCCGCTCGGCCTTGCCGCCCGTGAGGTTCTGCCAGCGCTCGACGATCACGGTAGCTCCTTTCGGCTCCGCCCTGTCCCAACGAACGTGGCAACTGCGGCAGAGCCACCTGACTCGCAGCTTGTCTTTGTAGTCGTAGTGAGCCGCTTCGATCCGGCCCGGTCTATCGCACTGCTCGCACCTTGCTGGCCGCACAAGGTTTCCTGCTCGCACGTGATATGCGACGAGGCTCTGAGCGCCGCGCGCGTGCGGCAGTGTTCGCCGGAGCACCCTGCGGCCTGTCCGTTGCGCTCCCGCCTTGCACCTCGGCGAGCAGTATTGTTGCGCAAGGCGTCGCACTGGAAAGCTGCTCGCGCACACCGGGCACGACTTCACCGTCCGCGGACGCTTGCTCGAGTCGCGAAGGTAGACGCCCTTAGGCACGGCGCGCCTTCCCCCTTGTGAGCTGCTCCCACCTCTGGATGATCACGTCGCAGTAGGCGGGTGAGAGCTCGATCCCGAAACACCGGCGCCCTAGCTGCTCAGCGGCGATGAGCGTCGTGCCGCTGCCCATGAACGGATCGTACACGTCGTCTGCTGCGCCGCCGTGGTTGCGGATGGGGCGGGCCATACACTCCACCGGTTTCTGCGTGGAATGCTCGGTCTGCGCGCTGCCATCCTTCCGGCTGATGTCCCATACGGTCGACTGATCGTGACCGCCGCACCACTGCGCATTGGTGCCAGCGCGAACCGCGTACCAGCAAACTTCATGCTGCCAATGGTAGTGGCCCCGACCGATGACAAACGCAGGCTTGCGCCACACCAGCAGTGCGCGCGACCCAAGTTGTGACTGCTCGAGATTCTCGGCGACGACACTCAATCGCAACGGATGACACCATACGTAAGCGACGCCACCAGGGAAGAGTTTATATGCCGGCGTCCAGTCAGCCCGGTGGTCATTCTCGACACGGCCCGTACGTGGGGTCAGCGTCCTATGCAATCCGGATTCGTGCTTCCACTCCGGATCGTAATTCACACCATACGGCGGGTCGGTCACCATGATGAACGGCACGCCGCCGTCGAGCGATTGCGCCACGACATCGGACTGCGTGCTATCGCCGCACACCACCCGATGCCGCCCAAGCAGCCACACATCGCCGGGCTTGGTCACCGGCACATTGGGCGGCTCGGGCACATCGTCCTCGATGACATCGGCATCGCCCTCCACCTCCCGCCGCAGCGCCTTGACATCGCCACCCGTATAGCCGGCGAGCAGCTGGTCGCTGGGCTCCATCGCCTTCAGCAACTCGGCGAGCTCAGCGTTGTTGCGCTGGGTAAGCTCGGCAAGACGGTTGTCGGCGAGCGCCAGGACGTGCGCGTCGGGCTCGCTGATGTCGAGGTAGCGCACTGGCACGAGCTCGAGGCCGAGCTGCTTGGCCGCGCGCAGTCGCGTATGCCCCGCAATGACCTCGCCGTTGGCTCTGCGCGCGACGAGCGGCGCGCCGAACCCGAAGCGTTTGATCGAGTCAGCGACGCGGCGCACCGACGCGGGGTCATCCTTGGTCGGGTTCTGCGGCCAGGGTTTGAGCGCCGACGGCTTGACCCACTCTGCAGCGCTGCCGCCCGGGCCGCCCGGTTCGGCCTGGGATAAGGCTCGCGCGCGTGTTTGTGTAGATTCGGGGTCGGGCTTGCGACTGGCCTGCTTGCTTGGTTCTGTTGCCATGGGTTGCTGGTCTCTCCTCGCTTACTTCGGCATGCCCCGATGCCATGACGCACGATAGCGGGGCCGGGGCCGCTCCGCTTCGAATCCATGCGCGTCGACCTCGCGCAGCCGGCAGCGGTTGCAGCAGTGCGGCTGATGGTGCAGCCAGGTGGTGAGCTTCAGGACGCGCCGGCGCCCGCACGAGCACTCGACCTGCACGTACGCCTCGGTGCGGCCATCAGGCCGTTGTCGCGTGGTGCGGCTCAACTCGCGCAGCAGTGACGCAAGCGGTGCCGGGGGCTGCGGCGCCCGGCGCGACCGCTGGCCCCATGCCAGGACGCACGGGCGGCACAGGCCGGCGAAGCGTCGCAGCGGCTCGAGGGCTGCGCCACAGCTGCGGCAGCGCGTCGGCTGCGCGGGCACGGGGGTGATCGCCCTGCGCTCGTCCGACGCATCCAAGCTGTGCAGCACGCGCTTCACCGTCCGGGCTCCATTGGGGGCTACAGCTCCTTCTCGCCGGGCACCTCGCCCTCGACCTGCCGCGCGAACTGCTCATGCCCGAGCTGCCGCAGCGCCATCGCCGTCTCAGCCCGGACGAGCTCGAGCGATCGCTGCCACCGCCGCTCGTGCCCAATGCGCAGCCGACGCAGCCCATAGCGCACCCGATCACGTCGAATGCGCAGCAGCACAGCCGCCCGCATGGCCGGCGACTCGTGGGCGTGGCGCTCGGCGTAGTCCGCGAACCACTCCTCGGCCGTCTGCTTGGACGTGGGGCACGGCCGCTGGGCGAGCAGCTGCGCGTCGACCTCGGCGAGCATCGCCCGCTCGTCGTCGGTGAGCTCGCGCGTCGTCGGGCGCCGATAGCAGGGATACTCGAACGGCGGCGGGGGCATCCCTTCGAACCGCAGCCCGCACGCAGCGAGCAAAGCATGCAGGGCGTCGCCCTTGTACCGCTTGAACAGCGCCCGCATTTCACCGTCGTGCTTGCTCATGCGGCCCGCCTGCATGGCTGCTGCTGCCCTTTCACGCGCGCACGGTAGTCGCGCTGGTATTGACGCAGGCGCTCCCGGTTCGCGGCCCGCCACGCCCGACGCTTTGCCTGGAACGCCGCGAGCGACGCCGGATCCGCTTTGCGCTCGTGCAAGCGCGCGCGGCGTCGAGCGGCCAAGCTGGCTTTATGCCGCGCCCGCCATGCCCGCTGTTGCGCAAGACGCTTCTCGTGCCTGGCGCGGTCGGCTTTCACCGTCGCCCACACGCGCTTGTTGCTAGCGCGCGCCTGCTGCCGGAGTCGCTCGGCTTCGCTCGGGCGGCGCATCTTAGCGGCGACGAGCTCACGCCTGCGAGCGTTACGGGCTGCGCACCAGCCGGGCTCGACGCGCTTGCGCATGTAGTACGCATGGACTTGCGCCCGCTCGCGCTGCCGGCCGCTCTCGCCTTGGCGCCAGCGCCAATTCCGCAGCCACTCGCGACGCTTGCTCCGCCGGTGGACGTCATGCCATGCCACGGCTGCATGGACATCGTGTTCGCGCCAGGTGTGCTCCCGGAACTCGTCCTCAATCTCATCTCGCAGTTGCAGCCAGGTCATCAATCACATCTCCTTGATGTCGGGCTCGCTGGGCTCGCGCACGCACCCGAGCTGCCGGACCAGCGCCTCGGCATCGGCGGCATCAATCGTCAGCGCACCTGCGTACCCGCCTCGGGACCAGATGCGCACCGTCGCGTGCCCGCCATTCACGCTCACGCCGAGCGACGACACGAGCACGCTGGATGCCGCGATCGCGCTGTCGCGCGCGAGCACCTCGCTCACGTAGCGCGTCATCGGTGGCGGCCGGCTCATCGCGGCGCCTCACTTGCTGGCTCACCCGCAACGAACGCATCGTAGTCAGCGACCGCCGCGGCCGCCGCAGCCTTGGCTTGCGTCCGGCGCGAGGCGCTCGCGGTGGCTCGACACGTGGTGAGTTCTGCGATGTAGGTGCCAATCCAGGCCAACCGGCGAGCGTCGCACCGGCTGAGCGACTCGTCGTCGACACTCATCGACGCACTGAAGATAATCACTCGGTTGCCTCCACCGCGATCTGCTGCTTGGTCATCGCGGCGCCCACCCAGTGAACGCGGCGAGCAACAGCAGCACCGTGCCCACGATTGCGATCACCCACCCCGCTACGTTCGCCATGGGCGGCGGCTGCTGCGCCTTGGTCACCCAGGCTGCGATCACGAGGCCCAACGCTATAAGTGCTCCGGCTGCTGTCGTCATGTTCCCTGTTTTCCTGTCATGCCCACTCGGGCAGTTGATTTGCTTGCATGCGGCGCTTGTATTCACTGGCCGCGAGCGCGCACGCCGGGCCGCACACCCGGCGGCGCAGATCCAGCAGCCGATCGCGGCGGTAGACGCGCGGCTCCAGGATGGGGCCTCCGCAGCCTAAGCACAGCAGTGGGCGTCGCCTGCGCGCGCTCGGCTTGGGCACGATCGTGGCGAGCTGCACATGCTCGACTCGAGCATCGCGGGCGTGCCCGGCCCCCACATCACAGCGCCGGCAGCAGCATCCGGTGACGCCCTCGACGCTGGACTTCGTGCCGCCGAACCGCTGGTGCCGCGCTGCACAATCGCCGCGACGGATCGTACCGTGCAGGTGTGGGCAAACGAAGCTCTCGTCGCGCTCGCGCGGGTTCATGACAACCGCCCCGTGAGCCAGAGGATGAGCAGCACCAGGAGGAGCACGCCCACCGGCGACCAGCTCCAATACCCCAGGCGCTCTTGGCCGAGGCCGCCACAGAGTAGCAGCACGACGATCGCGATGATGATGAATAGCGTTGCCAATGTCACGTGATGCTCCCTTCGTTCGCTCGCCATTGTTCGCTCTGCTCGTGATCACCCGCGAACTCGCTGCGGTCACCCCCGCGCAGCAGCTCCCACCCCATCGCGACCACGTGCACTGCGAGCCCGACAGCGCAGACGCTGAGCACCACCGCGCCGATCGCGGTGAACGCAGCAGCAGCAAGCAGCTGTCGAGCGCGGTGCTTCATGCGACCCCTTCCAATGCTCATGGCCGTCCCCACAGTGCGACGCCGAGCGCGATGCCGAGCGCGAACAGGGCGCCCATCAGCAGCCCGACAACCAGCAAGCGCCGCCGCGCCTGACGCTCAATGCGCTCTCGCTGCTCGCTGCGCAGCTTGTTGAGCGCCGCGTTGATCTCGGTCTTCATGGTGCTCTGCTCGCCGCTCATGAGCGCAGCTCCCCGGTCTGATTCAAGAGGAAGACACTGCCCGGCCGCGGATCTCCCGCGACACCACACCCCGGGGAGCTGCGCTCATCGCGGCTGGGGGCACACGCGGTCAGCGCTCCGAACTGGCAATGCTCGGTCGCCCTCTGGGTGCTTCCGGCTGCGGGTCGGGCTCGGGCGGCGCCGGCTCGGGCTCGGGTACGCCTACGCCTGGGCTGGGCGCATGAGGCGCGGGCACCGGCGCAGGCTCGGGCACTGGCTCGGGCACTGGCTCGGACTTGGGATCTGGGATCATAACTGGGCTCCTTTGCTGAGGCGGGTGGGACGTCCGCCGTGATGGCAGCCGGATCTATTGCTGGCCGGCTCATGTGCTCTGCTCCTGCTCGCGCTGACATCGCCGAATGACAGCATCACGGTCAGCGACGTCGGGCGCTTCGAGCAGCTCTTGCACGAACGTCATCCGGCCCCGCAGCTCGCGGCCGTGCAGCGCTTGGGCGATGCGCTCCTGGGCCTTGGGGTTGAGCATCGGCGCGAGCCGCTGCGCTTCGGCGAGATGGCTGGCGGTGTAGCGGGTCATTGCGCCCCCGCTGCATGCTTGAGCATGTACACGATCGCCTCGCAGCTGCTGCAGCGCGTACGCGCACCGGTCGCCGGTTCCCAGCTCAGGTGCGGCCCGCGTAGTGCCTTGCCGCAGCAGCTCGCTTGGACGCGGAGATCGAACGCGTGCGCCATCCCGACCCCCGGCCGAGCAAGCCACGCCGGTCGCGACGATGCGGAGTGAATCATGGAGCGATCCGTCATGGCGCACCGTCCTGCACAGCACCGCTTGGCTTGTCCGCACCGCTTGGCTTGTCCGCAGCGCTGGGCGCGTCAGCACCGCTGGGCGCGATCAGCACGGCGTTGGGCGCGTCGCCCACCAGGCACACGACGATCGTCTGGCCATGAGGCTGCGCCAGGCCGCCAAGCTCGGCCGCGCTGTGCACGACCTTGGGCCAGTCGATAGGGGGCGGCGCAGCGGCGCGACACGACGCGAGCGTCAGTGCCAGTGCGACGAGCATCGCGTGCCGTGCGTCGCCGACGAGCTGCCCGCACCGTATGCAAAGTGATGTCATGGCAGGTGCTCCCGGCAGTAGCGATCGAAGTCGGCTGCGACCCCGTCCGCGATGGTGCGTGCGACTTGTCGCGCGTGGTCAGCATCCTGATGGTCGCGCACCTCGCCATCGGTGCGCAGTCCGGCGAACTCGGCGGCGTACGCGCGCGCCCACAGCTCAGCGCGCAGGTGCGCTCTGCCCCGCGACTCCTCGAGCTGCTGCACCGCCCAAAGCGCTCGCTGCTCGTCGTCGCTCATATCGTCCCCTTCTGCTCTGCAACGCGCTCAGCGTGCGTCATGGAGCCGGCTGGCATCCAACCACGACAGTGCTCGACCCGACCTGCGTGCTCGACCACCCGAACGCGCCAGCGCTTGCCGTTTCGCAGCAGCGGACCCTGCGCGTAGGTTCCCCGCGCATCGCACCACGCACAGCGCCAGGTACGCTCAGCGAGCTGCAACAGGCCGCTACAGTTGGTGCAGGTCATGCTGGCACCAACTTTCCGCGCTTGAGCGCAGCTCTGCACCGAGCGCAGGTCAGCTCGACAGCAGCGCGCCACTGGTCGGGACTCGCCAGTGTCACCGCGCTGCAGATCGACACAAAGTGATCGCGCTCGAACGCATGCGCGCGCGTGCCCTTTCTACCGGTGGTGAGCCAGCGCACGCCATCGAACCGCAGCACCTTGCAGGTCATTGCGCACCCTCGCAGCCGCGACCGATCGAGCCGCTGTCCTGCGCGTCGGTGTATTGCTTCCAATGCAGCCACCCGCGCGGGCAGTGAAAGCCCCACTCGCGCACGACCGGGCCGGTGATGAACAGCGACCAGCACGGTGCGGTCACCTCGAGTCGGTGCGCGCGCCACGGCAAGCGAAACACGACGTCACCCGGGCGGCGCTCGACGCGGTGGTGGATGCCGCCTGCCGCGATCGTGTGCTCGGTGTAGCTGCCGTCCAAGATGATCGAAAGGTTCGGCCAAGGGTGGTCGTGCAGCGCACGGTCGTCGTCAGAGCGCAGCAGTTCGTGCACGTACACGTTGAACCGCTTGTTGCGCGGGATGCGATGCCATCGGCGCAGGTACGGGTCGGCGTGACCGCCGATCACGAAGTCGGGCTGCCGGTACGATGTCCAGCTGATGAGCATCGAGGCGAGCGCGCGGGTGGTGATCTGGTCAAGCATCACAGCGTGTTCCCTTTCAGCCCGTAGCCCGCGCGCAGCTTGTCGAGGTAGATGCGCGCAACCTTCGTCGAGGGCGGCGGCAGCTGGTCGGTCAGCGCGAGGCCGAGCTGACAGAGCGCGAACGCGTCCGCCTGGTCGTCGCTGCTGAACGTGCGCTGATGGTCGCGCGCGAGCGTCGAGACCATGATGTCTTTGCTGCCGACGCCGCTGCCGGTGACGAACTTCTTGAGGCTCGCCGGTGCTGGCTCGATGATCGGGCACTGCGTCAACTCGCACAGCCGCCAGCGCAGCACACCGCCAAGCTCGGCGCG